GGTGTAGAAGTTCCAGAAAACATTAATAGTGCCTATAGCGGAACTTCTGTTTTTATTGACTATCCTTTTGCTGATTATGCTAACAACTATATGTATCCAGATATAGGAAAATGGTCACAGGGAATATCTAATAATTTAAAAATAGAAAATAACATCTTGTCTTTGCCAGATTACGAGTTACCAAATTTTATTTCGCAATCAAAAACTTTGGAAAACTTTAACACAGATAACGCTGCAATACAAAATGAGTCAGAGTTATTCTTTTCACTAAAGCCAAATTCTAGTTGGAATACAGTTAACTCGTATTTTATATTTGACACAATAACACCAATAAATGATTTTACAAAATGTATCTATGGGGTGTTTAAGTATTCTGAAAGAACCGAAGACTCTCAAACATTAATAAGAATTGAAGATCAGTCTTCTGGCGACTACATCTCAATAGAATTAGTTGATGGACATATTCAATATGTAATAAAACATGAGGGATTAAAAACTACAGACAATCCATCTGGAAAAGAAATGCTATATCAGTCATCTGGAATTGCAACTGGAGATACATTTACTGCTGGTATCAATTTAGACAATTTTGCAGATTACTATGGTAGTTTTGCTGCAACACTTATCGGCAATAGAGGATCTTTAAAGGTATATATTGGTGGTAATAAAGATTTTACAAGCACATTTAAAGGAAAGATTTATAAGATTGGCTTTGACAATGCCAACAATTTTTCTAAGGTATCAAATCTATTTAATAATAACGGAACACCAAAAGAGTACGAAGGCTTGCTGGGTGAATACTTAACGTCTGGCGATCACGATGCTGGAGCGACATACTTTGGTAATGGTGGTGGATACTACGATAGCCTAGATGTATTTATAGAAAACAATCTTGAGTTTTGGCAATATTATTTATCTGGCGGAGTTATTTCTTCATACACGACAGACATTCTAAATGATCACGTTGCTAGTTATAACTTAGTTGGTTCTGAAATTTTTAATAGTTTTAATTTAAATATTAATATTGCTAGTTCTTGGGAAGACAACATTCCTCTTACCTATTTTGCAAAATATGTTACAGACTCTAAAGGTAAAGAGTCTTATGGATTAGACTTTTTACAGTTTAACATAAACTATCCACAGCCTCTAAGGTATATTGAGGTTGGTCAATATTCTGCTTGGACTTATGCCGAACTCAGATCACAGTATGAAGTTCCAGTTCAAAGAGCCTATTCATCATTAGACAACAGTCTTTATACTGGATATAATGATTACTCAGATCTTCTAACTAAATCTCAAACATCATATAGTTTTGACACAACAAAATCCCTAACCAGATCTTATATTTCTTTTCAATACACATCAGATGGTGCTAACTCCAATTCTGGTTCCTTTAAGTATAGTGTTAGACCTGCATCAAATAGCATCGTAAAACCAGGTACTTATATCGTCGATTATGAAAAAGATGAAGAGGGTGCAACTCTATACAATAGCCCAATTTATGACAGCATCATGACTACTAAATATGAAGTTGTTGATAATAGTGTTATATATCCACCATCAGGTTTAGATTTTAATGATCTTTCTATAGTCATACATTTAGACATAGAGGTTGAGAACATATTAAATAATCCACTACAGATAAAGTCTTTACAACTTGCATCTCAGGCATTAAGTTCATCTGCTAATGAAATCGGTACTAGATTTGGAACATCCATATATCCATATAGAAGATCTGGAATATATTATGACTATAATGGTGAGAACCCATTTAGTATTTATAAAGGAAGTTCTCCATATCTATATTTGACAAGAGATAGCGGAATACAGGTAAGAGGATCATTTGATCCGCTTGTTAATAGAGGGCTTGCAATTCCAATTAATCAAACTAGATCTGCAGACTATAAAGTAATGGCTATGCAGATAGCACTTAGATACGATCAAAACTTTTTCCCATATGCTCCAACTGAGATATTTGAGATAGAGAGCAGAAATGGTGTAATAAAGTTTTTCATTGTTGCAGACAGCCCTTCTGGTCAAAGAGCAAAGGTTTATGCAGTTAATGCCACAACTGGAGAAGTTGAAGACGGAATTACTTTTTATCTAAACGGAAACATTGTCAATGATCCAGTACTTACAACAAAAGAGTGGGCATTTGTTGGTATATCATTTTCTAACCTTCTTAACTTTAATAACTTTAATGGGGCATTGAGAATTAATGGACCAATGCTTGTAAACTTGGTTTCAACATATAAATCAACTAACCTTCAAGAGGTTCAGACTGTCACTAAAAGACCATGGTTTAAAGTCAAGTACTCTGGTCAGTTAGAACTTGATTGGGATTTTTGGGATATAGCCTACAAGTGGCAAGGGGTTCTTGTTTTGTCATCTACCTCATATTATGGAGCAAATCCTTCAGATATTTATAAGGCTTATGTTGGAACCAACAAGATTATTGTTGATGACTATAATTCTTTGGAAACAAACCCAAAAATACTATCATTCAAAGACTATGAATACAATATCTATAGTCAGGTTCAGTGGCAGGCTTCAACCCAAAATGCCGTATAATATGGTATACTTATGGTTATGAATCTCGAAAATCCAAAGAAAAAGCGTAAAGCATTGCCCAAGATGAAGGGGCAAGTTGGTGAATCACGTGCAAAGATTATTGAAAAACATTATGACTGGGGCCTATATGTTTATAAAAAGGCCAATGGTAAGTGGTTTACAGATGGAAATGGATCTGTTCTAAACATTGAGTCCATGAAAGGTGATATTATGCAGATTTCTAAACTTAAGGAAGCAGCAAAATATTACGGGGATGAAGGAGATGGCACATGCGTATTTGTTCCAGGACTAACAAGAATCTCAGAAGAAGAGTACTCTGAGCAAAAGCAAAGACTTTCAGAAGGACTAATTCCTTCAATGAACGATCTTGGTGCATGGAAAGCAGCACAAGATACACATGACAAGTATGGAAGTGGCGACTAATGTCTGAAGAAAATGAATATCTGATTCGTGCATCTATGGATGAGTTTCCACAAGAGGCAGATGTTTTTAAGGAACAAGATCCTTTTAATAAAACTTGGGATGAACTAAAAGGTTTGTCTGGACTAGACAATAACTTTAAGCGTCGTGCATCTAGAATTGCAAAAGGTGAAGTTACACCACAGTATATGGAAAGCGCACTTGCAGTAAGAAGTGGTAAAGACGGAGTAAAGTCAAAAGAGATTAATCCAGGTACAATCTATAGAAATGGCTATGGACTCTTTGATGTAATCACACCACCATGGAATCTATATGAACTTGCAAGTTTCTATGACACATCTTTTGCTAACCATGCTGCTATTGATGCCAAGGTAGAAAATATTGTAGGACTTGGATATGACTTTGAGATCTCTCCAAGAACAATGCTAAAGTTAGAAACTGCAGAAGCAAAGACTGCTCAAAATGCTCGTAAAAGAATTGAACGTGCAAAGGTAGAGTTAACAGATTGGCTAGAAAGCCTTAACCAAGAAGATTCTTTTACAACAATCATGGAAAAGGTTTATACCGATGTTCAGGCAACTGGTAATGGATACGTTGAAGTTGGTAGAACAGTTAAGGGGCAGATTGGTTATATTGGTCACATCCCAGCAGTAACCATGAGAGTACGCAGATTGCGTGATGGCTTTGTACAAGTCATTGGAAACAAGGTTGTATACTTCCGTAACTTTGGTGCAACAAATCCAAACCCAGTTACAGCAGATACTCGTCCAAACGAAATTATTCACTTTAGAGAATACTCACCACTAAATACTTTTTATGGTGTACCAGATATTATTTCTGCAATCACAGCACTTCAGGGCGACATGCTTGCATCACAATACAACATTGATTATTTTAGCAACAAGGCTGTGCCAAGATATGTTGTAACTCTTAAGGGTGCAAAACTTTCTGGTGAAGCAGAAGACAAGATGTTTAGATTTTTGCAAACTGGTATGAAGGGTCAAAACCACAGAACACTTTATATTCCATTGCCAGGAGACTCTGACACAAACAAGGTTGAGTTCAAAATGGAGCCAATTGAAAATGGTGTTCAAGAGGGGTCATTTGAAAAGTATCGTAAGCAAAATCGTGATGACATTTTGGTAGCACATCAAGTACCACTTTCTAAACTTGGTGGCTCTGATTCATCTGCTATTGCAGCAGCACTTGCACAAGATAGAACTTTTAAGGAGCAGGTTGCTAGACCAGCACAAAGAGAACTTGAAAAACCTATCAATAAAATTATTCGTGAACAAACAGATATTCTTCAGTTCAAGTTCAACGAACTCACACTCACAGACGAGATCGCACAATCTCAAATTCTTGAGCGATACGTTAAGAATCAGATCATGCTTCCTAACGAAGCAAGAACAATTTTGCGTATGCCTCAGCGTGATGGTGGCGATCAGCCACTAGATCTTAAGCCACAACAGGCTGCTGATGCAACAGCAAATAGAGAACGAGATAGTCAAAGAACAAACAATAATTCCGATAGTTCTTCAACGGTATCTGGCAGAAACCCAAAGGGCGAAGGAAGAAAATTTGACGAACTGTCTGAATTGTCCGAATAGTAAGATATTGTTAAAAAGGGGTTTATAATATAATGGTGAGCAATATAACCAAGGCCCATTGGAATTCAGATGGGGAAAATCTTCGTCTTTCTATGCCTTTTAGTAAGGTAGATAAGGAAAGACGTATTGTATCTGGTTTTGCATCTCTCGATAATATCGACAAGCAAAACGACATCGTAACTGCAGAAGCATCAATGCAGGCATTTGCAAAGTTCCGTGGAAACATTCGTGAAATGCATCAGCCACTTGCAGTAGGAAAGATGATCAACTTCAAAGAAGATAAGTACTTTGATCCAGAATCTAAGAAATTTTATTCTGGTGTTTTTGTTTCTGCATACGTTTCAAAGGGTGCACAAGATACTTGGGAAAAGGTTCTTGATGGAACACTAACTGGTTTTTCTATTGGCGGAAGAATGAATAAGTGGGATGACGGATATGATGAAAAGTCTGACACACAAATTAGAATTATTAAGGAATATGATTTAGTAGAATTGAGTCTTGTAGATTCACCAGCAAATCAATTTGCAAATATTGTATCAGTAGAAAAGGTTGACGGCGTGGATGTAATTAAGGCAGATGAAACAGTTTTAGAAAATGTGTTTTACGATAAAGAAGCAGGACTTGTCTTGGTTTCAGAAAATGAATCAGAATCAAATCCAGTTACTGGTACTCAAATGGAAAATATAGGTTTCGTTGAAAAGACGGATAATGAAAAAACAACAATGATAAAGTTCTTAGTTGATAGTGCTAAAGGCATTAATACTTCTAAGATTAACAAGGAGGTCAATCCTATGACAGAAACAACAAACGAAGTAGTAGAAGAAATCGTTGAGAAATCAGACGCTACAGTTGTAGAAACACAGGTCGCTCCAGAGGCTATTGTCGAAGAATCAACAGATGCAGAAAAGGCTATGAAGCCAGAAGCAGATGAAGATGCTCCAGCAGAAGATGCTAGCGAAAAGCCAGCAGATGAGATGGAAGAAGACAAGGCAAAGAAGTCAGATGATGTTGCAGCAGTAGTTGCAGACATCAAGGACAATCTTACAACAGCCTTTAGCGATCTATTATCAACAGTAAAGTCTTTGCAGGCAGAAGTAGAACTTCTCAAGTCTTCAAAGGTAGATGTTGACGCAGTAAAGGATTCATTTGACGCAGTTGCAAAAGATATTGCTTCAGCAAGAGATGAATTTAATGAGTTTGGTAAGCGTGTAGATGCTGTAGAAGCAGACACCGCTTTCCGAAAGTCTGGAGATCTCGGAGAGATCATCCAGGAACAACCAGAGATGGTTGAAAAATCCCTATGGGGCGGACGTTTCCTCAAAACAACCGATCTATTTAGTTAGAAATCACTTGGAGGTGAAATAAATGTCAGAAGAAATTAAGAAGAATCAACCAGGTACATCTGGTAACATCGGTGGAACTGCACCAGGACTCTATCAGGGTCAAGGAGCATTTGCATCAGGATCAGATACAGCAGCAAACGTACCAGGTAACTACACTGATGGTGGCGTACTAGGAAATATTCCTACAGCACTATCAGGAGTAACATCAGGACCAAACGCAGTCAATCCTTCAGGTGATGCCGCTAGCGGAATCCTTCGCCCTGAACAAGCACGTCAATTTATTGATTACGTGTGGGATGCAACTGTACTCGCTCAAGACGGACGTAGAGTCACGATGAGAGCAAACACCATGGAACTTGAAAAGGTAAACGTTGGTGAGCGTGTTATTCGTTCGGCTGCACAAGCAATCGGAGATTACACAAACGCTGGAGCAACCTTCTCAAAGGTAGAACTTACAACAAAGAAGATTCGCCTTGACTGGGAAGTAACAGCAGAAGCACTTGAAGATAACATCGAAGGTGCAGCACTTGAAGATCACATCGTTCGTCTCATGACAAACGCATTCGGTAACGATATCGAAGATCTTGCTATCAATGGTACAGGAGACTCTGATGACGGAGCATTCCTTGGTATCATGAACGGTTTCGTAAACCGTGTAAAGACTGAAGGAGACGCTCACGAATCAGTAGTAACTGTTTCAAACGGTGGATGGACTCCAGAAGTTATGCAGAACATTATCCTCGCAATGCCACGTAAGTACCGTGCACTTAAGAATAACCTTAAGTTCTACGCAGGTACAGATGTGTTCCAGGGTATCGTTAAGAACAACGGTACACTTGCAGATGCAATCGCAGAAGCATTTGGATCACATGCAGGCGCAGCAGGTACACCTGCTAACCGTCAAGCATACCTTGATGGAAACGGACAGACATTCGGTGGAGCACGTACAACTCGTGTCCTCGGAATCGACGTACAGGAAGTTCCATACTACCCTGCAGGATATGTCGACTTGACATTCCCACAGAACCGTGTATGGGGATTCCAGCGTGACATCACTGTTAACCGTGAATACAAGCCAAAGAAGGACACTGTAGAATACACAGTCTTCGTTCGCTTCGGTATTCAGTGGGAAGAACAGGATGCAATCGCATTCGCTGACGCTGCATCAGATTCATAATCTGCCACAGTAACGATTTGGGGGAGTAGGAGTTAACGCTCCTGCTCCCCTTATCAATTTGATGATATAATACTATTTAGGAGGAATAAAAATGGAAAATTTGAATAATCCAGTTGAAGAAGAAAAGATTGATGCTCCTGCTGAAACTGTTGAAGCACCAGTTGTTGAAGAAGTAACTCCAGAACCAGCACAGGTTGAAGAGGCACCAGCAATTGTTGAAGCACCAGAAGCAGAAGAGCAAGAAGTCGTAGGAACAGATGCTTTTGCTCCTTCAACCGCAGAAGTACAGGCAGTAGGATCAGTAGCAGATGGAGCAATCGGTGTTGCTACAACCCCACGCCCAGTAAAGAAGTCACCATCTTCAAAGAAGAAGGCTGCACAAGATACTGTTGCAATTCATTCTACAAAGAATGTTTCATGGCCAGGAGTAGGCAAAGTCTACAAGGGTTATAACATTGTGGAAAAGGCTGCTGCTGATCAATGGCTAACACGCTCATATATCCGCACTGCAACACCACAGGAGATTGCCAAGGAATTTGGTAAGTAACAGATGGAAGTATTGAGAGTTCCACCATATCCTATTACAACTAAATGGACATTGCCTATAGCAAACTATACCTATGTCCAGGTAGTTGAGGATTTGGTGGACCACTCAGTAGAAGAAGTTGAGGTCACATCAGATGCCAATGGAGTAGTTGAGTATGTCTTGCCATTGTCGAAAGTTCAGTTTGACCGTAAGTTTTTAATTAAATTTTATGACTCAGAGCACGAGCATACCCTATATGAAGAAAATCTAGATGTAATTAGACCATACACAGATCCATCAAAACTTGGAAGTACTGCTTCAGAAATTCAAGAATACAAGACGCTAGAAATGGTTGCTCGTTCAATTATTGATACAGCAATTGTAGATGGTTTTTATAACAGCAAGCATATCGTTCAACGAGTTGCAGAAGGTGCAGACTATTTTTCAATTTGGGAAGATATAAATAAAGTTCTTAAGGTATATGAAAACAACGTATTAATTTATGATGTAGATCAGCCAGGCCTAACAGAATTTGAATTTAAGGTTACATTTGATAACTCTGCAATAGAAAGAGTAATTGCAGAACCATACAACAGATCTGAACAGGGTGCTCAGCAATACCCAAGAGCATATGGAGATTTAGGACACTCAGCAGGAACAATTGCAGTTGGTTTTCCAAGAGGCTGGGATTACACATTTGTTGTTGATATTGGATACAAAACAATTCCAGCAGACGTAGAGTATGCAACAAAGTTACTCATTGAAGATCTTAAGTGCGGAAAACTAGATTACTACACACGCTATGTATCTTCTTATAACTCAGATCAATTCAGAATTCAGTTTGATAAAAAAATGTTTGAAGGAACTGGCAATATGATTGTTGACAAGATTTTAGATAAGTATACAGTCACAATCCCTAAGCCAGGATTGATCTAATGCAATGCGAGGGAAAAGACTTTATGTTCCCTATGCAGGTAGATGTTTTTTATCCTA